TTAGTAATAGGGACAGATGTTCAGGCATATGATGCCGATTTAGCAGCAATTGCAGGGTTGACTTCTGCAGCTGACAAAGGTATTCAGTTCACAGGTTCAGGAACAGTTGCAACATTTGACCTAACTGTTGCTGGTAAGGCACTTCTTGACGATGCAAATGCAGCTGCACAAAGAACGACACTTGGACTAGAGAATGTTACGAATGAAAGTAAAGCAACAATGTTTGCAAATCCAACTTTCACAGGAACAGTCACATCAGCATCACAACTTACTATTGCAGATGGTGGAAATATTGGTTCTGCTTCTGATACGGATGCAATCGCAATTGCATCTAGTGGAAATGTAACTATATCTCAAGATCTTTCTGTAACTGGTGACTTTACTGTAAGTGGAACTACAACTACAGTCAATTCTACAACGACAACTGTAGTTGACCCAATTATGACATTACAAACTGCATCTGGTGGAGGTGCATTGAGTGCCGACACAAATAAAGATGTTGGACTCGCAATGCAATATCATAATGGATCTGTTGCAAAAACTGCATTTGTTGGATTCGATGATTCTGCTGGAAAACTTACCTTTGTTCCAGATGCAACGATTAGTTCAGAGGTTGTTTCTGGAACAAAGGGAACGATTGTTGCAAATCTTGAGGGTGCAGTCACAGGTGATGTAACAGGAAATGCTGATACTGCAACTGCACTTGAAACTGCAAGGACAATCGGAGGTGTTTCATTTGATGGTTCTGCAAATATAAATTTGCCTGGAGTGAATACTTCTGGAACTCAAGACACTTCTGGAAATGCAACGACTGCAACAGCGCTTGCAACTGGTAGAACTATAGGAATGACAGGAGATGTAGTTTGGACTTCTGCATCTTTTACTGGTTCTGGAAATGTTACTGGTACTTCTACAATCCAAACAGATGCAATAGAAACTGCAATGATTGAAGACGATGCAGTAACTTATGCTAAAATACAAAATGTTTCTACAACTGATAGAATACTTGGAAGAGATAGTGCTGGAGCAGGTGTAATAGAAGAAATCACACCAACAAATTTACGAACCATGCTCAATGTTGCAGATGGTGCAAATGCATACACCCATCCAAATCATTCAGGTGATGTAACATCTTCTGCTGATGGAGCACAAACAATTGCAGCCGATGCAGTGACCTTTGCAAAAATGCAAAATGTTGCGGCTAATTCATTATTGGTGAGAGATGCAGCTAGTTCTGGTGATTTGTCAGAACTTACAGTAGCAGATACGAAAATTGTAATCGGTGACGGAACAGGATTTGGTGCATTCGCTCTTTCTGGTGATGTAACTATGACAAATGGTGGAGTGGTTACAATTACAGCAGGAGCTGTTGAAAATTCTATGCTTGCAGATGATGCAGTTGGTGCAGATGAATTAGCATCCAATGCAGTTGTCAATGCAAGTGTAGCATCTGGAGCTGCAATTGCACTTTCAAAATTAGCAACTACAACCGCAAGTCGTGCATTAGTATCAAATGGCACAGGTGTAATTTCAGCAAGTGATATTACTACAACGGAATTAAATAGATTAGATGGAATCGGAAGTAATGTAGTTGGTCTTACTGATTCTCAAACATTAACAAATAAAACACTTACGAGTCCAGTATTGAATACAGATGTAAGTGGAACGGCCGTGTTAGATGAAGACAATATGGCGTCTGATTCTGCAACACAACTTGCAACTCAACAATCCATCAAGGCTTATACAGATGCAACTTCAACTGCAATGGCAATTGCTCTTGGTTAAATAATGCCTCAACACGAAACTTATCTGGGTAATCCCCAACTCAAGGCTGCATATGTTCCTCAAGATTTCACAGAGGAACAAATCAAAGAGTTTATCAAGTGTAAAGAAGATCCAGAACACTTTTCACGACAATACATAAAAATTGTATCCGTTGATGAAGGACTGATTCCTTTTGATGTGAGAGATTATCAGTCAGAAATGATTGACAAATTTCATAATAATCGATTTGTGATTTGTAAAATGGCAAGACAGTCGGGCAAGTCAACTACCATTCTTGCATACCTACTCCATTATATTCTTTTCAACGAAAACGTATCCGTTGCAATTCTTGCAAACAAAAAGACAACTGCAATGGAACTTCTTGGAAGATTGCAACTTGCATACGAATATATGCCAAAATGGTTGCAACAAGGGATTTTGATTTGGAACAAAGGAAATATTGAACTTGAAAACGGCTCCAAGATTCTTGCAAGTTCAACATCTGGTTCTGCGATTCGTGGTGGTTCTTTTAACATCATTTTTCTAGACGAATTTGCGTTTGTACCTCAAAACATTTCAGAAGAATTTTTTAGTTCTGTTTACCCCACAATTTCATCTGGACAGACAACCAAAGTATTCATTGTTTCTACTCCAAATGGCATGAATTTGTTTTATAAACTTTGGACAGATGCAGAAGAAGGAAATAATGATTATACACCAATTAGTGTTCATTGGTCACAAGTTCCAGGCAGAGATGAAAAGTGGAAAGAAGATACGATAAGGAATACAAGTGAAAGACAGTTTCAACAAGAGTTTAGTTGCTCGTTCTTAGGGAGTTCAAACACTCTCATCTCTACTGAAAAACTTATGTCGATGCCTTTCAAGAAACCTGTTTTCATCAACGAAGGTTTGGACGTTTATCAAGAACCAGTTCATAATCACACTTACGTGATGGTTTGTGACGTTGCAAGAGGTGTTGGTCTTGACTATTCGGCCTTTTCTGTTTTTGATGTTTCCAAACAACCCTATCGTCAGGTTGCGAAGTATCGTAAGAATGATATTTCACCAATGTTGTACCCAAACATCATTTACACGACGGCTCTGAAATACAACGAAGCATTTGTTTTGGTGGAAGTCAATGACATAGGACAACAAGTTACCGATATTCTTTATCATGACCTAGAATACGAAAACATGATGATGGTTACGATGCACGGTAGAAATGGCCAACAAATCGGAAGTGGTTTCTCAAAGAATGTCTCTATGGGAATACGAACCACAAAACAAGTCAAACGAATTGGTTGTGCAACTCTCAAAGATTTGATTGAGAAGGATAACCTTTTGATTGATGATTTTGATACGATTTCAGAATTAACAACTTTTATCGCAAAAAATACATCTTGGGAAGCCGACGATGGAACTCACGATGACTTGGTGATGACTTGTGTAATCTTTTCTTGGTTGGTTCAACAAAGATACTTTAGAGAGTTGACGGACCAAAATATTCGTGAAAAGATGTTTGCAGAACAAATGAAAATGATTGAAGAAGAACTTGTTCCATTTGGCATCATAGAAGACGGACACGACCCAGATGAATTCTCCATTCCAGGCGATAATAGTACATGGACTCCTGCCGGTGAAGAATGGCAGAGAGAACTCTACTAGATATAATTTTCTTCTGTTTCTTTGGAAAAACCAAAATCATCTTCTTCCTCTTGTTTATTGATGGTAAGATATTGAAGAAGATTATCAATTTCTTTTTCCAAGTCCGGCCGGAGATTCCTCAAACGAAAAAGATATTTTACACTTTCTCGTTCTACCATCTCTTTACTGACACGAACTGAATTGTAGTTTCTTTTGTTTTGACTTTTGGTCTGAAGAACGAGATGTTCTGGATTTACACACGCATTATTTTCACAGGTTTGATGAACGACCATATTTTCTGCAATATTTCCATTATGAAGTAGATATGCAAAACGATGTGCTGGTAACGATTTGCCATCATAAGAGAACATACCATACCCTTGTTTCTGTCTAGCAGCATTCCAGATATGGCAATTTTCGGATTTATTGACTTTAGCATTGAATCTATTAATAGCTTTTTGAGGAAATTTCATCTTTACTACACACTAAATATTATTCACCAGATACTAATATTTATAAATATTTCGAGAGTAATGATACTTTAAAACTCAAAAATCACACTTTTTACGGAGATAACAATGGCCTTTCTAGTAAGTCCAGGCGTAAATACTTCTGAAATTGATTTAACTAATGTAGTGGTCGCCGCTGCAACTTCAACTGGTGGATTAGCAGGAAGGTTTCGCTGGGGTCCAATTGAAGAAGTAATGTTAATCACAGACGAAGATAATCTGGTAGAGGTTTTCCAAAAACCAAATGATGATAATCACGAACAGTTTTTTACTGCTGCTAATTTCTTGTCTTATTCAAATGCAATAAATGTAGTTCGTGCAGCAAATACAACTTCATCAGAAACCGCTGCACCTAAAAATGCAACTGCAAATACTGGTGCATATGTAAATGTTCAGGTAAAAACATCGGAACATTATTATAATACTTATGACTCAGATTTTGGTGGTTCTAATGCTACAAGTTGGACAGCATCAGTAGCCGCAAAATGGGCAGGTGTAATTGGAAACACATTCAAAATTTCATGGTGTCCTGCTGATCGACCATCCGCAACTCTAACAGGTACAGTTGAATGGGATGAATCAGGGAGTCTTCTCACTGGTACTACTACAAATTTTGGCGATGAATTGCGAGTAGGGGATGTTATAGATATCACAGGAGCAGACACTGGTATTGTGATCACAGCAGTTACTTCTGACACTGCAGCTACAGGTGAAGAAATATCTGGAACACAAGCAGATATTAGTACTGCAGCTGCAACTACACGTAGAAAACGATCAGTTTATCGTCAATCATCTTCAGACACGGCCGGTACAGTAACAACTACAGCTGACTCTACTACTGTAACAGGAACAGCGACAGTTTTCTCTGCACAATTTGTAGTTGGAGATTTGATTGTAGTTGGTGGAGAAGAAAGAAAAATATCCGTTATTACAGATGATACAAATTTAACTGTTTCTGAAAAATTCATCGGAGTCAATGCAACCGCCGCATACGAAAGAAAATGGGAATATGCAGATGCATTTTCTGAAGGAGCACCAACAACTTCAGCCTTTGCAGAAGACAAGAGTCTTGAATTAGATGAGATTCATGTTGCAATCGTTGACGAAGATGGAGATTGGACAGGAACTAAAAATGAAGTCGTAGAAGCCTTCGGAAACCTTTCTGTCATTAAAGATGCAAAGGGTGCTGATGGAGAAAATATCTTCTATGCGAATTATCTCAATAAAAATTCAGAATATTGTTGGTTTGCAGATCATCCTATTTTTAATATTCCAAATATAGACGGAACAACTGGCACAGAAACAATTGATACTGGTTCTGGTGCAACTATCACTCTAACAAGTGGAACTGGAAGTGGAACATTTCATGGATGGGGAATTACATCTACCGCAGCTCTTGCACAGAATATCACAGGTGGTACTGCAAATAACGCATTTATGATGCCTCATACTCCTCTTTCTACAAGTTTTCAAGGCGGAACAGATGGTAGTGACCCTTCTGATGCAGATCTTATTCGTGCATACGATAAAATGAAATCCGCAGAGGATACAGACGTTTCTTTAATAACGACTGCAAATCATGGTTCTACAGTAGTCAGACACATAATTAATAATATTGCAGAATCACGAAAAGATTGCGTTGTTTTCTTCTCACCAGAAAAAGCAGATGTTGTTAATAACACCGATTCCTCAACTGCTACAGATGATGTTGTTGATTATCGGGATACTGTAAATATGAATACATCTTATGCAGTCATGGATTCTGGTTGGAAGTATCAGTATGATAAACATAATGATAAGTTTCGTTATGTCCCATTAAATGGTGACATTGCTGGACTTTGTGCAAGAACAGATGCTGACAGAGATCCTTTCTTCTCGCCAGGTGGTTTCACTAGAGGACAAATCAAGGGTGTTGTAAAACTTCCTTATAATCCAAAACAAGCTGAAAGAGATAAGTTGTATTCTAGTCAAGTGAATCCAGTTGTTACCTTCCCAGGCGAAGGAACAATTCTTTATGGTGATAAAACACAACTGACTAAACCATCTGCATTTGATCGTATTAATGTAAGACGATTGTTTATTCTTCTGGAAAAAGCAATTGCGAATGCAGCACGATTCCAGTTATTTGAATTCAATGATGAGTTTACACGTTCACAATTTGTTTCAATCGTGGAACCATTTCTCCGTGATATTCAGGGTAGAGGTGGTATTACAGATTTTCGTGTTGTGTGTGATGCCTCAAACAATACACCACAAGTTGTTGACTCAAATCAGTTTAGGGGAGATATTTATATCAAACCATCACGAGCTATCAACTTCATTCAGTTGAATTTTGTTGCAGTTCGTTCTGGTGTTGAGTTCTCTGAAGTCGTAGGTGCATTTTAATATAAATAATTAAAACGATTTAAATCGGAGAAATCAAATGGCATTTAATTTATCAACATTTCAAAGTGCGCTCGCTTCGGGGGGCGCCCGTCCAAGTCTATTTGACCTTGAGGTTTCAAAGGTGGCGGCAGGAGTATCATCTTTAAATAATATTAAATTTGTATGTAACGTATCTGCACTACCACCTTTGACAATTACACCAATTGAACGACAATATTTTGGTAGGGTTGTCAAAATTCCAGGCGACATGACTTTTGGAGATTTGAGTACTACAATCATCATGACAGAAGGTGGAGAAGAACGTTCTGTATTAGAACAATGGATGGATGAAATAAACAAAACCACCCAAAATAAAATGAATGAAGGACATGTTACTTCAAATGGTTTTGCAGGAACGGTCAAACTTAACCAATATGGTAAAGCTGGTAGTTCAACACCAATTCATAAAATTGAATTTGTTGATTGTTGGCCAAGTACAATTGGAGATATAGCATTAAGTTACGATACGGCGAGTGATATTGAAGTATTTGATGTAACTTGGACTTATAATTACTACACTTTTGCATAAAGGATAACAACAATGGCATTCACAGTAACAGAATTCAAAAGTAACCTTTTTGCACAAAATGTCCAAGGTGGTGCAAGACCAGCATTGTTTAAGATTTTAATCAATGATGGGGAAGGTACAAACTCATTTTCAGATAATGAAAATATTCTTGTTAAAGCTGCAGCTATTCCTGCAGCAAATATTGCTCCTTTACCTATAAATTATGCAGGAAGAGCTTATAAAATGACAGGTTTTCGTACTTACGATAATTGGACTACTACAATTCTTAATGATGAAAATTTTGCAATTCGTATCAAAATTATGAATTGGATGAGGCGATTATCGGGCGATTTAGATGGTACAAGATCTGGTGCCTTTGGACAAACCAATACACCTGGCAGTGCAGTAGTCACACAGGTTGGTGTAAAAGGAGATGATGTACATTCATGGAAAATGCACAATCTTTGGCCGACAGAACTTGGAGAAATTCCTCTTGATTGGTCTAGTGATGCAGTAGAAGAATATCCAGTAACTTGGGCATTTGACTATTGGAGTCATGGAGCATCCGCAGAGGAAAATAATTCCTTGATTAATGGCGTGCAATAATGAGTTTAAAATGAATGGCTTTTTCAGTCACGGAGTTCAAATCTAATTTACAACAGGGAGGGGCACGCCCTTCCCTGTTCATAGTTGAACTTCTCTATCCAACGGATGTAACCAATCCACCTACACGTTCAGAATTCCTTATAAAAGGTACATCTATTCCTGCATCTAATATTGGCTCTCATGAAGTATTTTTTCATGGGAAGTCAATCAAAGTTGCAGGCGATAGAACCTTTGATACTTGGGACACTACCATCATTAACGATGAAGATTTTGGTATTAGAAATGCATTGGAACAATGGATGAATTTAGTGTCTGGACACAAACTAAATAATAGAGACAGTAACTTTGGTATTGCAGAAGGTGACAATGTAAAATATAAAAAAGAATTGACAGTTACTCAATTTGGAAAACAAGGAAATAAATTGAAATCTTATAAATTTTTCAATGCTTTTCCTACAGCTCTGTCTCCAATTACTTTAGATTGGAGTGCAGGAGAAATAGAAGAATTTACTTGCACTTGGACATATGACTATTGGGAATCAACAACAATCACAAGTAATACATAATCAAGACAACCTACATTTATTTGGGAGATTAAATAATGGCATTTGAAATATTTGGTTTCAAAATTGAAAGAAAGAGTGAAGAACAACCAAATGCAAAAGTTCCTGCATTTGCACTTCCAGAAAATGAAGATGGTTCTATGATGATTGCTGGGGGAGGAGCCTATGGTTCTTACCTCAACATGGAGGGTGCATATAAAAGTGATGTTGATCTTATCTTCAAATATCGTGAAATGTCCTCACTTTCAGATTGTGAAATTGCAATAGAGAATATTGTAAACGAAGCAATTGTTGCAGGAAAAGGCGAACGACCAGTAAATATTCTCCTTGATAATACAGGTCTTACCGAATCAATCAAGACAAAAATAAGAAATGAGTTTGATGTTGTCCTTGACTTACTGAACTTCAATAATTTCGGACATGAGATTTTCCGCAGATGGTATGTGGAAGGAAGATTATACTATCACATCATGATTGATGAAAATGATCCATCAAGAGGTATTGTTGAATTGCGAAGTTTAGATGCTACAAAAATCAAAAAAGTCAATCATGTCAACAAACAAAAAACACCACAAGATACTGTCAACGTAAAGGTTGATGAGATATTCACGTACAATCCAGCTGGAATGAATAATCAACACCAACAAGGTATTCTCATTTCCAAGGACAGTATCGCATACTGTACATCTGGACTTCTTGATCCAAAGAAAAAACAAGTATTGTCTTATCTTCACAAGGCAATCAAACCTCTCAATCAATTACGAATGGTTGAAGATGCAATCGTCATTTATCGCATATCAAGAGCACCAGAACGAAGAATTTTTTACATTGACGTAGGAAATCTACCAAAAGTCAAAGCAGAACAATACATTCGTGACATTATGACACGATACAAGAATCGGTTAGTCTATGATTCCGACACAGGAGAAGTTAGAGATGACCGCAGACATCAATCAATGTTAGAGGATTACTGGTTGCCACGAAGAGAAGGTGGGAGAGGAACAGAAATTACCACACTCCCCGGCGGTGAAAATCTTGGACAATTAGATGACGTAGATTATTTTCAGAAAAAACTTTACAAAGCCATGCACGTTCCTGTTTCACGACTAGAAGCAGATTCGGGATTTTCTCTTGGAAGAGAAAGTGAAATTACAAGGGACGAACTATTATTCAGTAAATTTGTCAATAAACTTCAGATAAGATTTTCTTCATTGTTTCAAGAGGTGATGGAAAAACAGTTGATACTGAAAAATGTAATGACTTCTGCCGATTGGTCAAAAATTAGAGACAAAATACAATACAATTTTACATCAGATCATTTCTACACAGAATTAAAACATCAAGAAATAATGACTGCAAGAATGACTCTTGCAAGAGATATGGAAGATTTTGTAGGAAAATATTATTCAAAAGAATGGTTCAGGACGAACATACTTAGACAAAATGAAGAAGAAGCGCAGTTGGAAAACGAAAGAATTGAAAGTGAACTTGATAGTGAATCAGATGACTCGGAAGACGAAGACATCTAGTTTTATAAATATTAATAGACAATTTTTTGGAGGATTATGTCAGAACAACAAGAATTTAAGACTGTAGATTTAATAGATTATTCAATGCAAAATAACCCCTTGAAAGTAAATGATGCTTTCAATCAACTTATTTCTTCTAAAGTAGTAGATATGCTCGCAACCAAGAAACAAGAGGTTTCTAATACTATGTTTACAGACAAAGTTGAAACAGAACCAGAAGAAGAAATCCAAGCAGAACCAGAGGTAGAACCAGAACAAGTGGAGGTATGAAATGGCATTCGCAACAAGAACCCTTAGAGATGTAGATGCAGGAGGGGGAACAGTAACAGTTTTATTGGATATAGATGCTCATAATGCTTCAGCAACCGCATTAGATGCCGATGGACTAAACAATTTTGCAAATGGTGCTAAATTAAATATCAGTAGAGTTTGGTGGGGATTGGTTGCATCGGCTGCAAATGGTGGTTCTGCATTAATTGAATTCAAGGGCGCAAGTTCTGATACTACTGCAATTCGTGTTGCAGGAACAGGTTACTATGATGGACCAATGATTTATAATAATGCAACCAACACAACCGCAACATCAGCAGATATTGAATGTGTTTCAGTAAATGCAACTGGATATATTTGTTTAGAAATGAAAAAAGACACAGGTTGGACAGGATAATGAAAACACTAAAAGAATTTAAACAAGTTTTGGGGTTGCCCGTTGCACCTAAAATGGAACAAAATAAGTTTACAAAAATGTCTACTATACTGGGTGAAGATGTGATTGATATGTTACGAACCATTTCCAAAAAGAAAAAAGAAATGAACATAAAGTTTGATTCTGGGACAGAAGTTCCAATTGACCCAGATTCGGCTAATGTATTATTAAAAACTTACGATTCACTTAATTCTTCTAACAAGAAAAAAATGCAAATGAACATGAATAAAGATACCAAATCTTTCATGAAAGTTTTAGATTTTGCATTTAGTAACGCAAAATAAAGGCAAGTATGAAATTAATCTGCGAGTTAACAGAATCAGTAGATTATGAACTTATTGAAGAAGGTGCAGGAGGAAAGAAACAGTATTTTATTGAAGGTATTTTCATGCAGTCCGAACAGAAAAACAAAAACGGACGAATCTATCCAAAAGAAATTCTTCAAAAAGAAGTAAAGCGATATAATAAAGAATACGTAGAACCAAAACGTGCCTTTGGAGAATTGGGACATCCAGACGGACCAACTGTAAATCTTGACAAAGTTTCACACATGATTACAGAATTGGTAGAGGATGGAAAAAACTTTATCGGACGAGCAAAGATTCTTGATACACCGAATGGTCAGATTGTAAAAAGTTTGATTGATGAAGGTGCAAGATTAGGTGTTTCCTCAAGAGGTATGGGAACACTGAAAGCAGACAAGAAAGTACAGATTGTTCAAGATGATTTCTATCTTGCAACTGCTGCTGATATTGTCGCAGATCCATCCGCACCTAATGCTTTCGTAGAAGGTATTATGGAAGGTGTGGAATGGATTTGGGAAAATGGTTTGTTAAAAGCACAAGATGTAGAACGTGCAAAACAAAACATTCAAAAAGCATCTTCAAAACAACTTGAAGAAGTAAAACTCAAAGAATTCAAAAATTTATTGTCTAATCTTTAAGTTTTATAAATATTAACAGACACGAACTACTTATAAAAATTTTTAGGAGTTTCAATGACTGAAGAAATTAATAACCAAGAAGAAGTTCTGGAACAGACTGAGCAAGAACAGGAACTTGTTGAAGCTCCAGAGCAGGTTGCAGAAGAAACTGTGGAAGAAGAGAATATTGAAGAGATTCGGGTTCCTTCAACCAAAACTGCAATGATCAAACAACTTTTTGACAAAGTAAACGGATTGAAAAAAGAAGAAGTTTCAAAACGTTTCAAAGACCTATTAGATGTAATCGAAGCAGAAGATTTGGGTGGAGAAGAACCCGATGATGCATCACCAGAAGGTGATAAGATTGCAATCGGTAAAAAGAAAAAGAAAGTGAAGGTTGCAATACCTGAAATTAATGTCAAAGAAGACATTGCTGCTTTGGTTCAAGGAGAAGAACTTTCCGAAGAATTCAAGTCAAAAGCAGCAACAATTTTCGAAGCAGCAGTACATCAAAAAGTAATGGAAGTTTCGAGTGAAAAAATAGACGAACTCGAAAAAGAATTTCAAGAAAACTTACAAGAAGAAATCGTTTCTTTCCGTGATGAGTTGACTGAAAAAGTTGACGGATACCTCAACTACGTAGTTGAAGAGTGGATGAAAGAAAACGAACTTGCACTTGAGAGTTCCTTGAGAAGCGAAATTACAGAAGAGTTCATGGGTGGATTGAAAAATCTGTTCACCGAACATTACATCGAAGTTCCAGATGAAAAGGTTGACATTGTAGAGAACCTTTTTGACAAAGTTGAGGAACTAGAAGAGAAATTAAATTCTCAAAT